GCCTGAAAGGATGGATCATACGTAGCAAAGTCTGGACGCTGCATAATTCGCTGAACATGTCCATTTGATAACCAGACTCTGTCGTTCTCAAAAACTAAATTCGGCCAGGTTGCTGAAATAAACCAGATAAAATTTCCTTCAGGAAAAGTCTGCGTACTTGGAACATAAATACTGTCGGCCTCATCGATATAAATTCGAGAAAAATATATTTTATGTTGGACCTCCTCTAGAAGTTTGCCCAGCAAGGTATTGCTGACAAGTACAAAATCTGACTCCATCATTTTCTTTAGTAGGATTTTTGAGTCAAGAGATCTTTTACTGCGTACGTAAAACGGCTCAAGCGTTGTCTGCTTTGTAATATACTCTTCCCATTGTCTAAATAATGTATGGGGTACAACAAGAAGTGCTGGCGAATTTGATATATCTCGATAAACTGTTGTTTTAAGACTATAGAGATTGGGCATTGATTCATCATTTAGAGACCTATAAGAGACAGGCGGCGGACTATTCTTTTTGCTTGCAATATGACCAAGGACCATAAGAGACTTACCTACACCCACTGAATCGCCTAGAATCGCATATCGGCTAAAAAGTGTTTCACCTGAAATATCAAGTCCGTTCTGTAGTGAACTTTCAAGAGTATTCATTTGATAAATAATTGCACGCTGGTGTGCGCGAAGGGAGACACGTATAGTTGATGGTTGATCAATCATAGGCGATTCCGAGGTACAGCCGTTTGCAAACGGTCGATTATATAAATCTGTAAATACATCAGCGTTATGTATCATTCAACTAAAGAGCGTTTTGGATGTAACTTTAGGCATTCGCAAAAAAAATGCGCATTTCAGAGTCTTTTATAAAGTCTTTAATCTTGTAGTTTGTTTTGGCTATGAATGGGTTCTTTCCAATATCATCGCGCATTTTCTTCTTATCAAATGTATTTTCACTGTGGCTCATTACCAGCATGACCTTGAAGGGATCCAGTTGAATCATCTTATGCTTGTAATCTTCGAGAAATGAGCGCTCTTCAGCATGAGTAACTGTATCATCATAACGATGGCTGGCCGCATATGATTTTCTCCAGGCCATTGTACCATTTGTGGCATGATTTTGATTATAGGGACCAAGCTTATAAATCTCTTTCACATCTGAGTAGTACATATAGATTTCTGAACTACCAGCAAGTTGAATGTCTTTATTATTAGCAAAGCGTGCAACTACATGACTTACACGTTCAGGTGGATAATAGTCATCATCATCCATGGCAATAATAATTGCGCCCTGCGCCTCATCATTGAGTCGATTCCGTTTTTCACCAATTGTCAATTTTTCATCGAGCGGAATATACCGAATATTTGGGATTTTCTTTGCCGCAGCATCAAAGAGGTCCTTTACTTTATCCTGACCATCATCTAGAATAATCCATTCCATTGTCTCCTTTTTATGAGTCTGACTTTCATAACAGCGAATAAGATACGGGATAAATCGCCTTCTGTTGTAAGTCGGTGTAACTACACTTACAAGAATAGGAGTCATTTCTAACTGTATCTTTGTCATTCGGGTTTAACCTATTGATTTTTGTGCTGCTATGACGGCCTCTGCTGCGGCAGCATAGTCTTCTTTGGCTTTTTGAATCAAGGGCATATCCTTGTACCAGACTAGTTCTTCAAAAAAAGACTCCTTTTTCACTTCATCAGGATTGTAGGGATAGAGTGGAAATAGGTAGGCTCCCATAAAAGGAGGATGGCGTGTATAGGAGCGATAGAGATAATAAGGAAGTACTACAAACCAGAGAAGTGTCGCATAGATGAAATAAACAACACGAACGGGTGTGGAGTGAACAATTGAATCATTGGCTACAAGTGAGCCTGTATATAGACCAATAACCAGATAGAGCATTGTAAAGATTCCTGAAATGGTCTGGTCCCAAATTTTCTGCTTCACACGGTCTCCACTGAACTGGGATTCCTCCTGTTTCTCTTTTTCTGCTTTGGCTGCTGCGGCCTGTGACATAAGGTCATTAAGACTACTGCCATCTGATTTTTGAGTTGCGGCAGCAGCTTGAATCTGTTGAATCGCGGCAGGCTCATTCAAAATAGAACCCGCACTTGTCGCAATTGTTCCAATCTGTGTTTGAAGCGTACTAAGTGGCGAGATTAGATTCTTGGTATACCAGACTTGATTCTGGTCAAGTACTTTTTGGAACTGTACTACTTTATCTGCTGAGACTAGATTCTGGTTTTGAAGTTGTAGAAGTGTATAATTCCAGAGTTTTAGCGCATTGAAAAAGACAATTCGTATCTTATCAGCATTAATTTGCGCTGTCATCGCATCCATTGTAACTTGACTCTGCGCATCAATAGAATCCGAAAGTGCTGTAGGATTCTGTGTTAACCATGCTGTTCCAGTATCTACAACGCCCTGCATAAGAGTAGCTCCCTCGGGTGTAATTGTCCCCGCAGTAGAATCATTTTGAATATCCGTCTGTAATTGTGTTAGTGTATTTCTGTAAGTATCACGAGTCTTCGCAGCATCTTTTTGGTCGGCCGCCTTTTGACGCCGAACATCGGGGTTATATGTAAGATTATCAAACAATTGACTTGCTCCTTGCCCCATCCTATTTATAGAGCATACTTCAGTCCACCCATACCTGACGCGAATTCTACAAAGTTAATAGACTCAACATAGATGGTTAAATCATATACATAGGTTGTATTTGGTGGAAGTGTATACGGATTTACTTCTACTTGAAACACACGAACACGGCTCGAATTCAGTGAGCCCGAAGGTTGGTGATCTGGGCTATGAAGACAGAAACTGTAAATTGGCAGTACTTCACCAGGGTCACCACTTGTATATTTATAGGGGACGACCTTTGTAAAATAGTCAACAGGTTTCATCTCCTGAATTTCATTACCATCACAGAGAACTCGTAGGCTCTGTAAAATCTGAAGTTGAGCAAATTGAATGAGAACACCTGATGAGAAGGCTTGTGTTAAGAGAGGAACAGCTCGGGGCGGTGGTAGGTAGGGTGTTGATGGATAGTTCCACCAATTACTCCAGTTGCTGAAATCATTACGATACTGTAAGGTATCCGAACGACGATTCACAAAGAGTAGACGTTCGATTGGATTATGTGTCTCAAGGTCAAGAATTTGACGAGTATAGAGGGCAGGAAAAGGATACCATGTGAGTTGGTGTAGGAGATAGGAGAGTGGAGTGGATGCGAAAAGTGTGCGTTCCTGCTCAGGCAGGTAAATATAGGTTGTTTCTATAGTCGGTTGTAAATTCCATGTATTAAGTGCAGGAACATCTGCGCCAATATCTGTTAAGAAGGCATTGAGTTGTCCGCTGAGATCCACGATTGTAGTGTAATCCGGAAGATTTGAGCGCAGATTGGCAACAGATGCCGTCGTCTGAACCCCAGGAGCTACACGGAATCCTGAGGCATCAAGTACCGTATAGAGTTGGTTAATCGGGTTAAGTGTTAGTTGAACTTCGCATTCATGGTACTGAAGTCCAACGAGTGGAAGTGCTGAACCTGTAGCCTGTGTAAACCAGAAAGGGAGTGGAACACGAATTGTCTGTCCAAAGATGGAAGGACGATTAAATTGGGAGCCAAGAGGTCGTGTAGGGTCTATGACTACATTCGGATAGCCTGTTTGATTTGTACCACCAGCATAAATTCCATTTGCTGGGTCCACAAGTTCGGCTACGTTTCCTACGAGCCGCTGCCACTTATTGAAATCATCCTTTGGAGAATCGGCAAGTGTCCTCGCAAGTAGATATGTTCCATCAAACTCCTGAATTTTCTGACCACCAATGAAAACAGCCGCGTTTTGAATGAGGGCACATCCAATGTATTTGGACCACTGAAACTCATATTGAAAATTCCGAACTTTGGGACTTATATATTTACTATAAATATCGGGTAACTGAAAACTAAAATAGAGATCACTCACTAAGTCCGCTACACGAGGAATCTTAAAACGAACTTTGATGGGTTGGTCAAAAAAGAGTTGATCGGGGCCGTCCATTTGCGCAGAGACACTCTCCATTGAAAAGTGCGAATAGCGGCGAAAGACCTTATAAAAGTAGGTCATATCCGGATTCCCACTTAGAATTACATTTTGGGAGCCATAGGCTACGAGAGCCAATAGACCGCCTCCAGTCATTATACCTTCTATTTCGTGAGGCTTTAATATCGGAATACTCAATCCCACTAGTAAAGTCTTTATAAAGTCTATTTCTTTAGCTTGTATACCATGAATCTACCAGCGCATTCTGTAGGTAGGAACTCGCGGACTGTGTGCTCGGCATATCAACTGTAGAACTAGGTCCCTGATTCGCATTGGCCTGAATTTCAGCGAAAGAGAGCGCATATCTGTAGTGATAGAAACGGCTGAGTTGACCAGCCATTGTACCTGTGACCATATAATCCTCCTCAACGCCTTGGAGATTGACTATCTTATTACCAAGTGTAGTACGACTATTAAATTTTGTCTGACCAAAGATAATCAAATTCTGGTAGTTCTGGTAAGGATATGTCTTCTCCATCGGGATACGACCCTTCAGATTTCCATTTATATAGACTTCAAGAGTATTTGCACGGAAAACAATAGCTACATAGAACCACTTCTGCACTGGTACATTCTGAATATCCACATAACTGTACCATGACTTATAGGAGTTCATGAAGATACGTAGCGTATTTTCATCTGAACGAACAAATACGGCCGGACCCAGCAGCGGGAATGGTGTCGAGTATCCCTTATAGAATACATGTTTGAGACCGCCACTTGTATCAAAGGTTGCCGGGTCAATAAATAGGAAGAAACTGTAGGTGAACTCAACGCCCGTGAATTCATTATCAGAAGGAAGTAGCATTTTACTGTTCGGGTCACTCGGATCTTGACGCACAACAATTGACTGGCTGCTCATAATTGTATTCGGTACAAGTACTGTCTTAGACATTGAGTACTTATAATATGTCTTTACAAGCGACTCCAAACTGAAGAAAATCAGAAAGACAACTATGCCCGCAATAAGTGCAAGGAGAATCTGCGGGATGAGTCCATTTCCAAATATGAAGCTACCACTGCTTGTATTCAAGGATGTCTCCATCACAATCTACAGACTGTAGATATTCTATAAAAAGGAGTAAACTTGAGAAGTTGACTCATTTATATATGAACAGTGCTTAGTTTATGAAGTATTTGTCACGGGTTTCGGAGTTGTCAGCTGTCCAAAGAATGACTGGATTGCCGACCATAAATCACCTGATGAGCCGGAAGGACCAGCCATGTAGATACGATAGGTTTCATCCGGAGAAAGTGCGTAGTTGTAGAAGTTTACACCAGAAAGGCTTCCAGTCCAGTCTGTCTTTACATGAGCACCACCTGTTCCAATATCAGGGTTCAGTAAAAAGAAATAGAGCGGCGTAGTTGTAGAGCCATTGACCTTGAATTGCCCCTTGAGAACGCAAGAACGTGAGAGGCGACCATCCATGTAGACATCGCATAAATTGTTATTCAGTACAACTGTTACATTCACCCAACGACCAAACTCCACATTTTGTACATTACATGGAGAAGCGGTATCACTATCAGGACTGGTTGTCATGAAACTATTAAAAACAAAACTAGGGCTACTATTATCATTTACATGAACGTGAAGTGTATTATTTCTACCGCCCAGTGCAACAATTAGGGTTGACGCATCATCCGTGGCCGTCGTACCCAGATTTAGGATATGACGCTTATTTGTAGTGTCACTTCCAGCACCTGTGACATACATCCAGAAAGTGATTGTCATTTCACCACCTGTAAATATATATTGAGCTAGTTTTACATCATCTTGTGATGTGCCAGGATACTGAATGACAGTTGTAGGAGAGGCAATCGGGTTCGCAACAATCGAGGCCTTCACCTGTGTCTGGGTAACATTGAACATGTAGTCATAAACATAGTAGAGTAACACGCATGCTACTACAAGTATCACAATACCACCAACAAGTCTTCCCATTGTAGCTGCGGGCGAAGGGGCAGCGTTCATTCTGTTTGAGCGCCAGTTTTAGTAATCGGATTTCCAAACAACAAGCGGATTACTGGGACGGACGGAGGGTCCTGTAAAACAATTGCCGGAAGGACATAGATTGAGATTTAATGAGGGAAAGAATGATTCAAATGGTGCACCAAGAGTATCAGTGTTCGTTGTATAATCGGAGGAGACCTCGGCCGCAGTCATTGAGCTTGTCTTTGAAAGTAAATAGGAAGCTCTGCCTGTAAAGGTTCCATCCGATAAGGCAAGTTTTGATGCGGTCGGCTTTGGAACATTTGTTGTTTTTATAGAGGCTGCTAGGTGACCATTGTAATACACATCATATTTAGAGCCCTCGTGTGAGAGAGTAAGCATGACCCATTTCTGTTGAGGAAACGGCGGTAGCGGAAATGTCTCAATGTAGGGTTTTCCTGTCTGGTCAGTCGTCTGAATACAGAGTTGTGTTTTAGGAAGTCCAGGACGAGATGCATCAGGAGCCTGTAGGAGTTCAATCCAGAGTGAGGTGTCGAATTGAAGGAGTTTTGCAAATCCAGGGTGTACGCAAGTGCCCGTTGTATTGTCACAGACATCAAATGAATCTGTGTTAGGATTGAAATTAGCCGTATTTGTAGTGGTGTCATAGACCGCTGCTGTGCGAGGAAGTGACTGAATATAGTAGAAAATACGGAAACTGGAGCTCTGGTTCTTTAAGAAATTGGTTACATAGCTGCTATTATTATTTACCTGGTTTGTTGAACCATTATTGCCATCAAGAATCCACGGGCCCGTATCAGAACTTGTCGTTATTTTTGGTGTAAAATATATAGCAAGTGCATAAATTGTTACTATGACTACAAATACTGCGATGAACCAGACAATCATCTCTCTATTGAAGAGCAGGAGTTCCTATCCCACGCATTTCACCGGAAGAGACTACACGCCCCACTGTTCCTAGGTTTCTTACGACGACATTCGCAGAATAGCGAGAGGGCACACTAAAGAGGGTGTCCTTGTCTCCACCCATCGGCACTTTTCCTCCAAAGGTTGTACTTGCCGCCCACTTACCATTTAAATAGAGTTCCATAATGGAATCGCCCACAACGATTCCTACGCGATACGGAACATTCGGCGTGATATCCGTTGAGACTTGTAGCCAGTTTGGTGTTGAACCTGTTGTTGTTGCCGCAATGGCTAGATAAACAATAATTTTAGACGCACCTGCGTCATAAAACGCAATCAGACTGGGGTCAGAAGGAACACCGAGCGTAGCATCTGTTAGATAGTTAAATGTGCGTAGCGGTAGAACTTTGCTTGCAGCAGCACCTGTGGGTGTAGATATACTTGACGCGGCGATGGAACCCGCAATGGCCTGAATATCGGCGGCCGAACAAGTTGAGCCTTGAGGAAGTGCTGCTGTCGCAAGGGTTGTTGTTGTAGCCGTTGCAGAGGTTGCTGCCGCAGCAGCGGCACTTAACGCAGTTCCAGAGCCCGCAGTTGTCTTATAGACAAGTACATATCTCATATTTGTATCGGGTGTTGGAATAGTCGCAATCACCTTTGTATCAAAATAGAGACTAAAATTCTTTGTCGGAAGAGTTGCTCCCGCTGGAGCATCTACGAATAAGGTCGCAGGATCTGAATCTGCCCATGAATAGGTCCAATCAGACTGCGCTATATGAATGAGAGCATTCGGTGTTGAGCCGAAGTCAAAGATGGGATAGATTGTGTAATTAACAATGACAAGAATGAGCGCAATAATAAAAAGAACCATAAGTCCCCAAACAAGATACGGTGTAACGGATGCAATGAAGCCTTCCCCTGTGTTTGCCGTAAAGGAGACTGACGGAGGTGCAATATAACGACTTGTCATTGCAAGAGCATTGCGAATCTTTTGAGCATAGTCTTCGGTGCTCATTCCCCTTCTTCTTTATGATGTTTTCTTGTTTTTCCAGAAAACTTTGACTTAGCAGCCTTGGCTAAATCACCCTTCTTGGGGTCGAACTTGATGCGTTTGTAGTATTTGCGTGTCTGTCCCTCATCGCATTGACGGAGTTTATCACGGAGATAGCAGACAAAGGAGATTCGTGTAAAGTTTTTGTTCGTGCCGAATGTCCCTGTGGTCGGATCGTCCTTGTAGATATCAGGGAGTGCCTTGTTCTTCTTAGCCTGTTCAGGTGTTTCACTGAGGTCCGTATTACAGTGCCACTGATGCACGTCCATGGCTAAGAAATCACCTGTGCGGATGTTAAATCCGATTCCATATTGCGGAAAGAGTGTGTATCCGCCTGAATAGTCTCCACGCTCAATCACTGAGAGGTTTCCAAATCCATCCATAAAGTCACCAGCATCACAATGGAGTGCCGTGCGAAAATTGCGATTTAAGGTAACCGAACTGAAGGCCGTATTTTCAATACGATACATGGGTTTTTTGGAGGCGGCGGCGTGTTGTTTCTTGTGCGCCTCAGGTACAAGTTGTTTGAATTTGTCATCGACGGCTTCGATAAACGGAATACCATGCCTGTACTGTTTGAAAAATCGCTGAGTATAACTTGTGAGGCGGCACGGAAGTCCCATGAAGGGTGTCTTTTCAAAGAAACCGAGTACACTGCTCATCACATTATTATTTACACGCATCTTACTCACCTTTCCATCCTGTATGTACTTCGCTGACCATTTTGTAATTTCTGTAGGATTACGTTTCTTCCAATATGCTGATTTTGTATCAATCGGGCCTGCGGCAGCTCCACGATTCCGACTGGCGGCTGCTGTCTGATAAAATCCCTCCCATCCAATACGAATCTCATCCGGTGTAAAGACATTTTTGCGAAACTTTGCGAGGAGACGTTGTTCACCTGTTTCAGGGTCCATACGATACACATCCACATCTTCTGAAATAATTTGATTTACCTCTTTTTCAGTAAAATAGGTGCCTTCACGCGCTTTGATTTCATCGTTTGTCATGACGACTTTTACGTGAATTTTCTTTACGTTTTTTTTCACAGGGTGCGTTTTTCCGGAAGGGATTTTGAGACCCTCATAGATCTCTTCTGGAAATGAGTCACTCATTTACTTAGTGTACAGATAAACTGCCCCTGCAAAGGCAGCAACAGTTGCGACCCCAACACCAAGTCCTTGAGCAAAAGAACGGTAATCAATCTCTTCAAAATCGATATGATTTACGGTTGGATTCTTACCACGCGCGCCGAGGCGACGGTAGAATTGTACTGCGTCATATTCTGAAAACTCGGGCTTCTTTAGTGATTTATTGACGGCATTATGAAGAGTCACCGTCCATTTGAAAAGGTCCTCGCGTGAATCCAGGTGAGGCGTTAACGGATAGAGTTCAATATGTTTTACAAAGTGTTCGCGGCAAATTGGGCACGGAATCATAACACCAAGGCTCTCATAGAATTCCTTGGCGGCTTTTTTCTGTGCGTAAGTCGGTTTGTTTGAATAGCCGAGTGCGCTTATATGAATTGTATGCCAGAAAAACGGCCCCCAGACTTCGGGAGGTATTTTCATCTCTTTGATTGCGTCAGATATTTAATTATACAGTATTTCCCCCAGGTCTAAGGATTGAAGCCCTATCTTAAAGTAAGTTGGTATGCGACAGGCGAGAGCAGGGTGTTCAAATTGTGGCGGAAATCATGGATTCAGACAATGTATGGCCCCAATTACAAGTCATGGTATTATTGCTATTCGTGTACGTGGAGGATGGAATCCATCAAAAGTGTTGGCAGAGCAAGAATCCGCAATTACTGGATTTGAGGGCTCTAGCCCAATTGAATATTTATTGATTCAGAGACGCGATAGTCTCGGATTTGTAGAGATGATGCGGGGAAAGTATAGTCTTACAGATTATAGCTACATTATTCGGCAATTAAAAGGAATGACGGTGCGGGAACGGGAGCGATTTATGACACTTCCCTTTCAGCAACTCTGGAATGAACTTTGGGGCGCAGATCATTCGCATACGCAGTATCGGCAAGAGAAGGAGAATAGTCGCACAAAACTTGAGGCTATTCGTGAACACGGAATCCTTAATGAAAATGGTGAGCGCGAAATGCTTCGTGATATCTTTAGCAAGATTGGACCCGGTTGGGAAACGCCCGAATGGGGATTTCCGAAGGGAAGGCGGGACCCCTATGAATCTGAGCGTGAATGTGCGCTTCGTGAGATGTGGGAAGAGACTGGACTTCACGAGAAGGATGTTCAAATGATTGAGAATTTGGAGCCCATACAGGAGACTTTTTTTGGGTCAAATCATATTCACTACTGTCACAAGTATCGCATTGTATATGTAAAAGAGAATGTTGAGGTCAGTTTTGAAAATGCGAATGAGCACATGCAGCGGGAGATTGGTGATCTTGGATGGTTTCCACTTGAAGTGGCCTTGACAAAGATTCGCGATGAGAATGTTGAGAAGAAGGAGGTACTTCTGCGAGTCACTACAATTCTGCGCAACTATTGTCCACTTGTGCTTGGCGCGGGCATTGTATAAGAACTTTCAAGTCTCTTAGTAGATGGGTGATAGTCCACTATGGGAAGATGCGCCTGAAGAGGAGGTGGCTGCTATAAGCCCAGTGGCAGAAAATGCTCCTCAGCAGGCATCTCCAGTTCAGGCAAATCAAGCCTCGGCGAGCCAAGGAAGTCTTATTCAAGAAGAGGAAACTCCTGTTGCTCCAGCTGGTCCTTCTCCAGTTCAGGCAAATCAAGGCAGTCTTATTCAAGAAGAAGAAACTCCTGTTGCCCCAGCTTCTCCTTCTCCAGAGGTTTTAGAATTATCTGCAAATCAGGCTGAGGAGGCCGAGGAGGCTGAAGAGGCTGAAGAGGCCGAGGAGGAAGGAAGCCCTATTGAAGAAAATGAAACTCCTTCTCTGGCGGCACAACTTCCTCCTGTACAAGTGCCTGAGAAAAGGGGTATAACAATTAAATCAACGCCACTTGTACAGGAATTTGATTCTGATGCCGATGATAACAGTGAGGCTGAATCTGAAATATTACCCCCTGATGAGGAGGCGCCGAGCCCTCTTCCATCTCTTCCTGATTTCAAAGTACCAGAAGAGACCGAATGGGAGGACCAAGATAATTGGGAGGACCTCGCAGGACTCTATCCTGATCTTGATGACCCTCGTTTTATTGAAAAACTCATGGAAAAACGCGAATTTGCTGAAGCCAAGCAGCCAGATATTCAATCACAAATTGATGCAGATGTAAATCCGTGCGATACAGAAAAGGACTTTGAGCTAACACCTGTTCAGCGTTTTGTCTCCACCTTCCTTTCTCCTGCTACTCCGTATCAGGGAGCCCTTCTCTATCACGGCGTAGGTGTAGGTAAAACATGCGCAGCCATTACAATTGCCGAAGGATATCTTGAGCGGTATCCTCAAGATGAAGTCTATATACTTGCCCCTCCAAATATTCAGCCCAACTTTGAAAAGACAATTTTTGATGCTCAGAGAATGACAATTGGAAAGGGTGATGAACAGAATACAGTAAATTCCTGTACAGGTGATAAGTATCTCGCACTCACAGGAAGTCTTCTTGAGCGTGACCCGAAGATTATCCAGAATCGTGTAAAAGACCTTGTGAAATCCAGATACAAGATTTTCGGTTATATTGAGTTCGCTGGAGTGATTAAACGAATTCTTGAACGGTTTCGTCCTGACCAGGAGGAACTTGCCAATGAAGAGATTCGTAAAACCTTCAGTGGTAAGATGTTAATTATTGACGAGGCGCACAACCTACGTGATATGGTAGAAACAGAATCTGAAAATCTCGATGCACCTGGAGGAGAGGGTGAAGTAAAGGATGCGAAGGCGGGGAAAATCCTTACAGGCCCACTGAAGCGTGTACTTAGTATAGCAGATGGACTTGTTCTCGTGCTCTTAACAGGCACTCCTATGTTTAATAGTCATAAGGAAATTATCTCCCTATTAAATCTCCTACTAATCAATGATAAGGTTCCTCTTACTGACCACCTTACTGAAGAGATTTTTGATAAGACATCTGGCATTTTAACGGCTCCAGGTGCTACAAAACTTGGCAAGGTTGCTCAACGATATGTGAGTTTTATGCGAGGTGAAAATCCTCTGAGTTTTCCTACACGTCTCATGCCCATGGCTCGTAAAGGTGGAGTCCTGCCTGCCCTTGAAGGATGGCCGGTCTATGGTCCTGATGGAGAGTATTATATTGCCAAAGACCGTGAAGGGCGTGATACAGATGGCCCTGATATTGTTGAAGAGTTCATGAAGAACAGTCTACCCATTATTCCTTGCGAATTTGAAGGGCCCACTGCGGCAGATTATCTTGAATTAACAGATAAACTCGGTAAAAAACTCGGTATTGCAACTCAAAATCAACTTATTCAAGCAGGTAATTTTATCTATCCAAAACTCTACGATGAGACTGTTCTTGCGGAGCGCATTGAAAAAAATGGATTTGACCTGACCTTTGATAAGAGTGGAGAAACACAGAAGGCACCTGGTCGTAGCCGAGCAAAGGATGGTACAGTTCGCACGCCCAGTGTTCAGTATGAGAACCAAATTGAGGATAAGGATTGGTTACTTGAAGAGAGGCTGGGTGAATTTAGTCCAAAGACAAAATTTTTTCTTCAACAAGTGCGACACGCAAAGGGTTGTGCGTTTATCTACAGTCGCTTTGTACCTGTGGGTGCTCTAAGTATTGCGCTTGCGCTCGAGGCCAATGGATATACACTCTATGGCGCTGAGCCTGGTCATGGACTCCTAAAAGGTGGAGCGCTTGGGTCTCTCGGCCGTCAGTGCGCAATGTGTCCTGCGCGCGAAAAGGGACATACTGGACATCCTTTTGTACCTGCGCGATATGTACTCCTTACAGGTGTTGCTGAACTTTCTCCAAATAATGAAACTTCAATTCAGGCACAGAGGCGTCCAGATAATAAGGATGGAAGTAAAATTAAGATTGTTATTGGTTCGCAAGTAGCAGGTGAGGGTATTGACTTGAAATTTATCCGTGAAATCTATATTTTTGATAGTTGGTTCCACTTAAATAAGACGGAGCAGATTGTAGGTCGTGGTATTCGTACTTGTAGTCATGCACTTTTAGATAAAGAGGAGAGAAACTGTACTGTGTATCTGCTGGCAAACGCATTTAGTGGAGCGGCAGCAGATCGCGAAACAGTTGATCTCTACACCTACCGAACAGCCGTTCAAAAGGCAATTCAAGTTGGTCGAGTATCACGTATTCTGAAGGAATACGGTATTGATTGTAATCTAAATCGTGAAGCTATAAGCATAACAAAACTTGCTGCGGTTCCAATAGTGGATAGTCAAGGCAATCGGCGGTCAACACGTTCAGTGGTTCGAAGCGATGGTCGTAAAGTTGAGATTGCTCTACGAAATGATACACCCTTTAGTGCGCTCTGCGATTGGATGGAGCGCTGTGAAAGTTTTCAATGTAAACCCTCTGTAGTAATTGACGCGGATACATCAACTGATAAGACCTACACAGAATATTCTGCTAAATGGCGCGAACACCAACTTATTCAGAAGATGAAGAATCTATTCAAAACAGAAGATGGTCACGAGCAGGCGTTCCTTTCTATTGAAGGACTTGAAGAAGCACTCTTAGTTGATGATGTTCCCCAGAAAGCAATTTCAATGATGATTCATAATATTATACGAAATAAATCATTACACTTGGAACTCTTTGGAAAGCAGGGGCATATTATCTATAAAAATGGATATTTTCTCTTTCAGCCAGACCTACTTCATGATGAAATCATTCCACTTGCTCTGCGTGTAGCACCCTTTCCACCAAAACGCGACGCCTATGCAACTGTGGTGGAGGAACTGGTTGAGGCCGCTCCTGCGCCCGCTAATACAGGCGAGGAGGCTGAAGAAGAATTACCACCTTTATGGGCAGCCGTGGAAGAATGGGTTGAAAACATGGAGGCTGGAGAAAATAAGAAGGTCATCTTTGAAATTGAAAAGGGTAAATATATTCCGCCAAGATTTATTCTTACAGTCTTTAGAGAAATCTATAAAGGTGACGAGACTCTTATGAAAATTGTAAAAGAGAAACTCGGTATGGTGGGTTATTTATATGAAAAGGTCAAAGAAAGTGAAACTTGGAAATCGCATCTAGTTCGCGTTGTTAAAGAGACAATGTGGGATGAATTTCTCACAAGCGCAGAACAATTTAAGTTAGTCACTTCTTGGATGGGTACAGAGGAGTTTGAAAGAAATAGACATCTTTTCCGTGACCAATACATTGAAAAAGGTGAGCGGTGGCTCTTCCGATTTGTAGATCTTCACAGTGGCGAAATAAAGCATCGTTGTGAAGCGGGTGATTGTAGGCTAGATACAATTGAAGAATTAACTGAAGGAGATTCTACAGTTACAATTAATTATACAACTACCGCATATTCAAAAGAGCTTGAGCATCTATACTACGGATTTCTCGTGCCCAATGAATCGAGTCACGTCTGTTTTAAAACTGCACGCGCGGTGGCACCTGGAGCAACAATGCCTGTTGGTAGTGAATGCTCGTTGAGTTCAAATCGTAGTAAGCGAGACCCTCTCCTTACAACACTCGCAACTGTAGTTGAGAAACTTCCTGATTCTATTGATTTAGGACTTGATGAGGAGAGTATCAAGCCGATTCGCGGCGCATTTAGTGGCTGCTTCTTACTGGATCTAGTTCTGCGAATGTTGGACAAAGCGCAGGCAAGAAAACGTTTCTTCTATCGTAGCATTGAATCATATAAAGGTGGTCACTTAAAACTTGAAGAGAAAAAGAGGAAGTCGAAAAGCAAAAAAGCAGGGGAGGTCTAAAATTGATTAATACTTTCATTTACTAGGAAAGGTACTATGGAACTCGATATACAGTTTGAAACGAAAGTCACTCTTACTGCAAAGGATATGGGTAAGGATATTATTGACCTTGATGAACTTCTTATGAAGAAGATTAAGGCGCAGTATGAGGGCAGATGCTCACGAAATGGTTATGTTCTTCCTAATTCTGTAAATATGATTTCTCGTAGCATGGGAATGGTCGGGAAGGGTCGCTACACTGGAGATGTTCTCTTCTATGCCGAGGCATCTGCGAAAGTTCTACAGCCTCCTGATGGAATTGAGATTGAAGGAACGGTTATCCGTCAGAATCGCATGGGTATGTATATTGATTATCAAGGTGCGATTCGCGTGATGGTACCTCGCGACCTTCACATTGGTGAAGTGGAGTTTAATGATCTCGTCAAGGTTGGAGATACAGTTCGCGTAGAGATTAAGAAATCGCGCTATCAGGTCAATGACACTTCTATCCTATCAGTTGGTATCTTTAAGGGAAAAGTAAAGACTGGCGCCGAAGGCGCTGAAGGGGCTGCCGCTGAAGAGAAAAAGGAAGAAGAGTTTACGGAGGTGGTGGAGGAGGGCGATGATGCAGCGGAAGCGGAGGAAGCTGCCATTGCCACTGCTGATGAGGAGGACGAGGAGGATGCAGAGCCCAGCGCGGAAGAAGAAGATATAGAGGAGGAAACTGAATAATAGATGAGTAGTTCCGCAAATACAGAAGCACCTGAATCAAAAGTGGTAAGTTTGCCCCAAGAGGAATATGACCGGCGCCGAAAACTCTGGGAGGCCATTAAGATTCTGATTAAGTCTGAGCAGGAGGAACTCTTCCGCATCCTTAAGCGAAATGAAGTGGAATTCACTGAAAATACAAATGGTATTTTTTTTGATGTAGGCAAACTCTCTCCGTACGTTGTTACGGAGATTGAGAAATTTCTCCAGTTTTGCCAACAGAATCGTGTAAACTTTGAGCAGCGCGATAAGGAGATGGAGACTCTGCGACAGGAAGTGTAAGGGTCTAAACTTAGAAAGCAAATACTTGAAAGTAAGGATGGAATCACTACTTTCCAGTATCGAACAGAATCCAAATAAGTCAAAGGTCCCCGAACTCATCTTAATGCCTGGAGAACAGATCTCCATGCCTGTGGATGAAACAACTCTAACTGAATACGGTATTCAGTGGGCACGCTTGAATCCTCCGGGTCCGGTTTCCCTATGGCTCTGGTCAACAGACCCCGAATACCGCGCAGGAAGTGAAGTGCTTCGCAAGAAGATTCTCAGCGACCACATTGTTCGTCTTCAGGAGCGAGCCCAGACAGGTGAAGGATGTCGCCGTGGGACAAAGGCGAAGGTTTGTGATGCCCTTGGCACAAATGTTGAGAATGCCTCTGAAGAGAACTTTGAACTTCTCGAAGAAGCCGTCAGTTCACTCTGTGAAATCCAATGGGTCCGTATTCATGAAAATGAGAAGAAGGTGACCTTTGTTCCGAAGGACCTCCGACTCTGGACGCCTGAGAAGCCTATTCTCTGGTCCCGTGAGCGTTATCGTTCAGCAGGTGAAAGGGGTCTAACATTGACTGGTCTCGGTAAGTGGATGAGTGATCGTGAAGATGCAAAGTGGCAGTGTGAGTATCCTATGGCTGAGGGAACACTTGAGGTTATGAAGCAGCAGTGGAAGGCACTTGATGGGGGGCTCCCTACAACTCGTAGTGAGTCAGGAAAAATCTTAAAAGAGGACTATGCGCGTGCTCTTGGCCGTCTACAGGCTATTCGGCATCTGAATGGTCGTACTGGAGACGAGGTTAAAGTTTGAACTGTGTAGAAGTTCAGTACAAGCAGTAGGATTCAGATGGACTTGAGCAAGAGCCAAGTCGATGAAATAAAGGACATGCTTGAAAAATGGATGTCCAATCGCACTCACGAACTTGAAGTGACATTCAACAAGGAGGGTGGTATGGACGCAGATTCATTTCTCAAAATCATCCGCCGCCTGAAGGAGCGAGGATTTGAAGAAGTAAATCCAAATAGTGACGAGAAACTCAATATTCTTTGCGAATCGGGTCTCCGTTTCACTATGAACTCCTTTGAGGATATTCAGGAATACTGTAATGATAATAAGTTAGATGACAAGGGTTGGCTTGCAATTGTAAAGAAGAAGATTGAGAAGCGTGGGCCTGAAGATAAGTTTCGCGATACACTTGATATTAATGAATATGGCATTCGTATCAAGACTCGCGAGGAGCATGACCGTGGAAATAGTGATGAGGAAAACAAGCACCAGGATGTATCAAAGGCTTTTGAAGGCTGGACAAATCTAAATAAGGCGTTTCGTTTAATTAAGCGTTGGAGTTTCAAGAAGGGTGGTGTTCAGTTTGACCTCTCCATGGTGCGCTCTACAAGTTCCAGTCGTAATGGATTCAATTGGGTGAAGACATTCAATGAAGAGAAGTTTGCGCGGAATCCACCGACCTATGAAATTGAAGTGGAACTTCTACGCGAGGATCTGACGGACGGCGAAAAAGCCAAACTTGCCGAAACAGGTTCAAAAGAGCAGCGCGACAAGGAGACGATGGGTGTTTATCTGAATCGGCTCATCGCAGGTATTGGCGAAGTGCTTCGTGGCATTCAGCAGAATTCTATACTTATTCAGAGGTCAACAAAGCGCTCGGTTATTTCAGAGTACCTGAAACGCGCCGAACTTCCTACAGCGACGCCCGAATTTCGCGGTGTGAAGCCGCGTACACTGCTTCTGGAGCATATGCGTTCTGAGCGCACTGATGGGCAACCAAATATTCGTGATGGCTATAATGTCACGGATAAGGCAGACGGTCTTCGTGTACACGCATTTGTAAATGCTGAAGGTGACCTCTACATGATTGATATGGCACTGAATGTTTACGCAACTGGTCTCAAGCAAATTGGCTGTGCAAACTCACTACTTGATGGTGAGTGGGTCACACGGAGAAAGGGTGAGGAGGTGGTGACAGAGGATGGTATTATCCAACACAAGCCTGGGCGTTCGGCTAATCTGCTTCTGCTGTTTGATGCGTATTACCTCAATAAGGCCAAAGTCTGGAATCTTCCTTTCTATGAGAAACCCAAGGAGGGTAGGTCTGAAGAGGGAACTCGGCATGCGGCACTTGCAAAGTTCATGAAGGCGTGGGATACACCTGAAATCACTATCAAAGGATATGAGAATAAGCGAACTCTTCTCTTAGATGTGAGTGCGAAGAAGTTCTTCTTTGGTTCGAAAGAGGACGAACTCTCAATCTTCAAAGTGATTAATGATGAGGCATTTCCGCACAGCGATACACGGATCTATCACACAGATGGACTCATCTTTACTCCAAATGCAACTCCTCTCCCTGCGAAACCGAATGCGGCCTTCATGGAGCAACTCAAGTGGAAACCAGCCGATGAGAATACAATTGATTTCCTTGTAATGATTGAAAAGGAACTAAAGGAGGATAAGGTCCATTATGGAAAGAATCCTACCACGGACCTTGAGCCCCTACATGGATACAAGCGCCTTGTTCTCTATGTATCAAGCCGCGAGGATGAGATTATGAATGACCCTCGCAAGGCTGTTTTAGCAAAGCGCTGGACAAAGGAGAAGGGAAAGCGTGGTGGATATCGCGCAGTAGAGTTTTCTCCTATGAATTACATTGATACACTTGCGTCAACTTGCTATCGTGAGCGTGAGGTGGATGAACTTCAGAACATGGACTATGTAACAAGTGAACTTGGTGAAATCATTCAGGACGGCAGCATTGTAGAGATGCGCTATGAGCCGAGCAACGAGCCTGGTTGGCGCTGGATTCCTATGCGTGTCCGTCATGACAAGACGGAAAAGTTCCGCAAGGCAGCTGGAGGAATCGGTAATGCTGTGAAGGGAACAATGAACGCGGAGTTTGTTGCAAATGAGACATGGAACAGTATATATGAGCCGATTACGCCCTCCATGATTCGCAAGGGCACAGAGACACCTGAAGAAGCAGAAATTGAAGCACTCGTAAAGGCACGTGAAGCAATCCCGCGAAAGATGGTCTATTCAGCTCAGCGAAAGATTAGTGCTCTGAGTGAAACTTATATGCGTCCTATGCGTGATTTCCACAATGACTGGATTAAGTATCAGGTACTTCTGAAGTCAGTACTCGGTGGCGAGAAGAAAAAGAAGGTCTTGATTGACATGGCGTGTGGAAAGGGTGGCGACCTTCACAAATGGGAGAAACTCATGCCGCGCTTTGTTCTGGGTATTGACTATGCAATGATTGATATTCTAGATAAGAATAATGGAGCCTATAATCGTATGCTAAAGGATATTCTGAAACTCGGTCGTGCAAATGTACCTGATATCGTCTTTGTCGCAGGTGATGTAACAACGCCGATTGTTACAGGTGAAGCGGGCCGCACAGAAGAAGAGAAAAAGATGTTGCGCACACTCTTTGGTCAGAATACAGGTGGTGGTGTTGCCCCCTATATTGATGAACTAACGGGTATCCTACAAAACAAGGCGGATGTAATCTCCTGTATGTTCGCGCTCCACTATTTCTTTAAGGATAAGACGACGTTTGATGGATTCCTGCGAAATGTAGCCGATTGCTTGAAAGTCGGTGGCTATTTCGTAGGGTGCTGCTTTGATGGCGGCTCTGTCTTTGAACTTCTACGTGATGTAAAGACAGGTGACTCGCATATTGGCAAGCAGGGTGAAGAGACAATTTGGACAATTCGCAAGGACTATGAAGATACGGAACTGCCCATAACGGATGACGGCTTCGGAAAGGCGATTACAGTGGAGTTTGCCTCCATTGGACTTCCTCACCAGGAGTACCTGATGCCATGGGATCTTCTAGTAGCGAAGATGGATACAATTGGCTGTGAACTTGTGAAGGACCCTGTAAACGAACTCGGTCTGAAGACTTCGACAAATCTCTTCTCGGCGAGTTATGAAATGACAAAGGATCGCAAGTACGGTCTTGAGAAGTTTCCCGCAATTCAGCAATTCAGTTTCATGAATCGCTGGTTTATCTTCAAGCGGGTCACAGATGGAAAAGTGGTAGCGCCTAGTGGTGTGGAAGCACCCAAAGCGCCTGTTCTCCTTAAACAGGGCAGTGCGCCGCGTCCTGGAGAGTCTATAGCCGAAGACCTAGAAGAAGAAGAGGTAGCAGAGGACTTTGTCAAATCTGTGAAGCCGGTTGAGGCCCAGGCGACCTATGCGCCTGGCCAGCTCATCCAATTCTCAATTGAGGCGCCGGCGCAGAAGATACTTGGCCTTGGCCGCGATGATGCGCGTAAGTGGCTCTCCCTCATGATTCCTATGAATATCCCAGATGAAGAGGATACGAAGGCCATCTATCCTACAATTGAACACTTCCTTGCGGGTATGAAGTATAAACTCTTCTCCAATCAACCAGAAAAGGCCGCACTCTTCCAGACAACAGGCTTCTTTGGAACTTCGGTTGCGCAACTCAAGGTTGCAGCGCAAGCAAAGGCCAAGAAGTATTATGATTTACTTACAGCACAGTTAGGTCTTATTAAGAAGAATCTTGTAGGGGACAAGAAGACAGTATTCAAGGAGAAGGCTGACTCTGGACTCTTCTGGAAGGATGAAAAGATGCGACTTCTAAAGTATGCGCTTGAACTTCGTTTAGCGAAGGATACTGATTTTCAGAAAATCCTCGACGCGGCAAAGGGCGAGCGTAAGTATCTCCTTTCTACGGGCGCAGTTGAACCAGATTTCAATGGTGAATACAAGGAGCGTAAGATTGTGGGTGAGAATAAACTTGGTAAGGCGCTTATGGAACTTGTAGACTATACTGTGTAGACAGTCCTAAAGATTGGCCTCTAAGACACTATAAGAAGAATGCCCGAAGACTGGCAAGTGCTCGCCACGAAGAATAAACATCCTCGTGACGATCATATCCGTTTTTTTGAGCCTACCCACACATATTATATTGACGGCAGTTCAACAAATGTTATCTCCTGTACCGGGTTTCTCCACAATTTTTTTCCGCATTTCGATCCGAAGGCCACCATTGAGAAGATGATGCGTTCGCCGAAATGGCCGCAGTCAAAGTATTTCGGAAAAACGGCGGAGGAGATTGAAAAGGGCTGGTCCGATTCTGGAAAAGAAGCCAGCGGTCTCGGAACGGCGATGCACTTATCCATTGAACAATTCCTCAACGGCGCCCTCGACCGAATTGATCCGGCAGTAAAGGAGACACCCGAATGGCAGTATTTTATGAATTTCTGGTCAGTTCATGGCCATGACCTAGAGCCCTTTCGTATGGAGTGGGAAGTCTGGTCGGCTGCTCATCTTCTTTGCGGCAGTATTGATGGAGTCTTCAGGCGCAAGTCAGATGGAAAGATTGTGATTTATGACTGGAAGCGCTCAAAAGAAATCAAATCGACAAATGACTTTGAGCGTGGCTATCCACCACTCGAGCATCTGCCAAATTGTAATTACTGGCACTACACTCTACAATTAAATACATATCGCTGGTTTCTTGAGACCTTGTACGGCCTTGAAGTCGGTGATTTGTATTTAGTAATTCTTCATCCGAATAATCCGAATTATCGTCGTATTCGTCTGAATCGCCTGGAGAAGGAGGTTCTCGATATGCTCGACTGTCGTACGCGAGCCTTGAAAGCGGGTGGAAAGCAGACAATTCTTCTACCAATGCCCGATTGCCAGATGGATTAAAGTACTAGGATTGCTTCTTTAAGTGTATCTTGAACTGTGTCTGTCATAAGGGGTGAAATAGGCTCGCCCTTCTTTACAAGGAAAGAGTATGCATCGTCGATATAAAATACGATATATGCATAATCACTGAAACCTAGAACTCCGTGCGGTGTCTCATTGCCGTCATTAAATACAACAAAACCAGTTTCAGGTTCCTCAAACATAGTCATCATTTCCTCTATAATCTCGTCATCTACGAACGGCGGTTCCTTTTTGGGGTCTGTTGATAATCCATATTCAAGAGTATCGTAGCGACCTTGGTCTCCCTTTCGGTCTGCTGTTTCAAAGGGCACAAGTTCATAGGTTGTATCATCGCCTTCTAGAAGATTGAGTACAAACTCAGGTAAACTTGAAGTTACAGCCAGAGGTACAGCCAGAGGTACAGGCGCCTCTGGTTTGACCCCTTCCTCTCGTGAAAACTCTTCAAAGAAATGAGGAATCTCAGGTGTTTTCTTCTTACAATCCATATTCATTAATTCAGCCCACTCAGATGTATCCTCTGGTACAATGTATTGGTCAATCATGCGTACTGCTCCACTGAGTTTAGAGAGTGTTCCAATGCGACGATTGCGCTCCTGTAGAATCTGCGCACGGCGACGAGGAAACCGTATAAGCTCCTCAATAAGACGTAGTAAAAAGACTTTTCTCATATCTGTTTTGTCGACATCAGGGAGTGCTTTTACATGGAGTAGACATCGTTTCTCATCCGGTCGCCATACGCACCGATTGGAGGCTGTACAATCACCTTGGTTTAACTTTCTACAGTCCACGCGAACCACTGAAGGTATCTTACTTTCTGGTTCATGCGTCGTATCAATAAAGCCTTTCATCCGCTCAGCCAATAGTATCTGTAGAAGTTCACGTTTTCTGCCAACCGACAGCGTATACCCAATTGTCTGTGAAGCCGGCATAATAATCTCCTGAATTTTGTTTTTCCAGGGAATGCCCTCTTTTGATAAAAGCCAATTACTGACCGACAGACGGAAATGCTGGAAAATCTCCTCGACTTCGTTTTCTGTCTCAATCTCTTTTGTAATTGAGACTGTTCTCTTATCACCTGTTTTCTTATCGCTTGCCGATTCAGTGGGTCGCCCTATTTTCTCATTAATGGTCCACTCAAATTCAATCTCTGTAAGGTCATCGATTTTTCCTGGAATTTCATCTGCGGCTACATTGGCATCTGAGACAGGAACAAAGATTCCATTTTCAAACTGAATGGCTTTAATGGCCTTTGTTTTTCCATAGGGAAGACGAATGATTCTCTGTGGCTTATATCCAGGATAGTCTACAAACTTCGTCGCGTTTACTTCGTAAAAAGACCAGGCAATCTCAACCGGCGCCGCGGTGAACCCTTCCCATCCAAAATAGATAACAAGACTATTTTGACTCTGCATAAATCCGTCATCAATTACAGGGAATGCGACTTCGTTGTCCTCGTCGATTTTAAATGTTACTGCGACAACATGATTGTACACATCACGAATAACACCTACAAAGGTTCCAACCTCACTCAGAAGTTCAACTAATGCGGTGAGTGTAGGGAGTGTATTCTCAGGGCGCGCCAGTTGTTGAATTCCAGTATAGACCGTCGGCGCCTCATTTGCACACTTTGTGCGAAATGTTTGAATGGCATCTAATACAGCAGCAGGCAGTTGAGGAGATTGGGTATTATCACTCTTAACACGCATGGTATGAATATGTCTCGCAAATCCGCGTGAATCAACTGAATTCTT